TTTCCTTATAGTTATGTACTTCTACTTATTATAGAAATTGGTGTGGTCGGTAGGATTCGAACCTACAAAGGCGGTGTCTAAGACGTTGCCCCTTGCCCTGGCGTCGTTTCCCAACGAGCTGGAGGTCTACCAAGTTCCACTCACGGCCACAGTATTATTATATAACCTTGTTTAATAGAATGCAAGCATTTATAGGTTAAATATTAGCACTTTATGATAACCAATTTTCAAAATATTCCCTTTGCTGATGTTGTACGTTTTGGGCAGAGAACAATGCTGTCGAAACCTTTATTCTCAACTAGTTGGATCTTAGGAAGATTCTGTAATTACAAATGTAGTTATTGCTGGCCCTATGCTCGAAGCGATAGAGTTGACCACCAATCGTTAGATGTTTACAAACGAACAGTAGATGAAATCAAACGACAGGCTCGTGAAAATGGATTTGATCAATTTCATTGGAGCTTCAGCGGTGGCGAACCGACTGCGTATAAGCAATTATTAGAGTTAACCAAATACTTAGACGACGGACCAATTACTCCGTATCAAAGTATTCATATGACTACTAATCTAAGTCCAGGATCAAAATGGTGGAAAACTTGGTGCGACCATACTTGTCTATTACAACGCCGTAGCATTACAGCCAGTTATCATGATGAGTTTGCCAAGGAGCAAGAGTTTGGTGACAAGTGTTTACAGTTACAATATGAATTGGTACATGTTACTATTAATCAAGTAATGGTACCTGAAAAGTTTTACGAATTGTATGAACGCATGGAACGTTTTTATAAACGTGGAATTAACGTTACATTAAAGCCGCAGAGTAATCCAACCGCATCGGGCATAGTCGATGGATATACCGAAGACATGATACACAAGATGCAAACAGGATTCCCACAACGTGCCGATGGTGAAGACACTTATCAAATTGCTTTATATGATGACAGCAATAAAGAATATTTGTTTGACCAGGCCGAAAGATTCAATGCGTTTGGATTTAATAAATTTAAAGACTGGACTTGCAATAGCGGCTATCAAAGTGTTATAATAAGAGGTGAGGAAGTTAAAAGGTCATACAGTTGCCACGACGAGCCTTTGGGCACTTTAGAAAACTTTGAGTTATTTAAAACTCCTCGACGCTGCATTACTCCTAACTGTGTGAGTTCGGCAGATAGTAAGATACCAAAATGCAAATAGATACTGAACACTTACATTATTGGATGCAGGCCATCCGTCAAAGTCCCGATCCCATAAGGACTATGGATGCCTTTTGGCAAGGACAACTTAAAAGCAAAGAATGGTTAATCACTAACCTTCGTAAAAATGTAAACAAAGTTGTTAGTATCGATATCCACGGCGGGTGGGTAGGTGTGCTGGCCAGTATGTTATTCCAAAGTGATATCTACGTGACTACTATTCGTAGTATTGATATTGATCCAACATGCGAACCTATTGCCACTATGATGAATAAAAAAGAAGAGATGGCTGGAATGTTTCGTGCCATCACCGCCGACATGTGCGACATACGCAGTGATGCCGACGTTGTTATTAATACTAGTTGTGAACATATCACACAGGACCAATACGATTTGTGGCTGACGGGGATGCCGCACAATAGTTTGTTTGTTCTTCAGAGCAACAATTATGATATTCCAGAACATGTCCGAACGGCGAACGATTTAAATGAGTTTACACAACAATGTCACTTAGAAAATGTTTTATGGACAGGCGAATTAGAATTGCCTTTGTATAAAAGATTTATGGTGATCGGACGCCAATGAACCACGCACTATTCTTTTCATTAACAGGCAAGCGTTGGGAACGAGCTCTTTGGCCGCACCGTGTTGCAACATTCTTACGTATGAATGACTGGGATGCTGAAGTTATTGACTTCACAGCATTTTGGAAGCTAGAAGAACTACAAGAGCTAGTACGTTCTCGGACATCTACAAATACAGTTATGTTTTGTTTTGGCACAGCATTTTTAAATCCGTGGAGTCCTTACTTAAACGAATTTATTACATGGTTGAAGCAAGCATATCCGACTATACCTGTTGTAGTAGGCGGCAATAATGCACTAGTTACTCCAGCAGAAGGAGTTGACTACTGGGTAGATAGCTACGGTGAGAATGCTATTTTATCTTTATGCAAGCATCTCACAGGCACATTAGGTGCACCGTTGATGACCGATCCTACGTTCTTTGGCACAAAGAAAGTTATTAGAGGACTCTACCATTATCCAAGTACGCCATTAGACAATTATCTAGTAGACTATGAAGCTCGTGATTTTATGAGCCCTTATGATTGTCCGCAAATTGAAACAGCACGTGGTTGTATGTTTAGTTGTAGCTATTGTAATTTCCCATTACTTGGTCAATCTAAAGATGTTAGTGTTAGCAAAGAAGAATTTAAACGTCAAATGCAAACAGGCTATGAGAAGTGGGGCATTAAAAATTGGCGAGTAATGGACGAAACGTTTAACGATCGTCCTGAGAAATTACAAAAATATGCAGAGGCAGTTGACGAACTAGGGTATGATCCGTGGATATGTGGGTTTGCTCGCGGAGACCTAGTTGTTAAACACAAAGAACACTGGGACACCTATATTAGATTAGGCTTCCTTGGACACAGTATGGGCATTGAAACTTTTAACCACGAAGCCGGCAAACTTGTACGTAAGGGAATGGATCCTGACAAGTTACAACAAGGTCTGTTAGAGTTTCAGGCTTATACTGATATACACGCACCCAAACGTTATAGAGCAAACATACAAATGATTTGCGGCATACCAGGCGAAACTATCGAGTCTTGGAACACTAGTTTGGCATGGCTGAATACTTATTGGACTAGACAGAGCGCCAGCGCACACATATTAGAGATAGGTGACTATGACGAAACACTTACTAATCAAAGTCGTTTTACCAAAGAGCTTGTTAGCAACGGTCTTGTTAAGTTAGAAGCAAGACAGAATCCGGGGTACGATGTTTTTAAAGATGCAAATAAAGATGTAGTCTTTCAATCAACAACTCCGAGAGGCGGCGGCGTAGGTAGTACAAGAAATGACATTGTTATTTGGCAACATAACACTATGGATTGGTACCAAGCTGAAACTCTAGTAAAAGATTTTTATTCAAACAACGGGTTTAAAGGCCTACGAGGATGTAATCCATTTTTAACTGATCGATTGTTTATCTATAATGAAACAAATCAATACGAGGATGTATATGATAAAAGAGTGTCGGAAGTAGATACCGCTGATCAAAAATATAAAGATCACGTTCAAAATTATATTAATAAGAAATTAAATGTTTAAATTTAATCAATTAGAAATTGTGCAGGTTGAGATCACTAATAGGTGTCAAGCATCCTGTCCAATGTGTCCTAGAAACATTCATGGTGGCATAGAAAATCCTCTATTGCCTTTAAATGATTGGAGTCTTGATGACTTTATTACAATTTTTTCAACAGATGTATTAGAACAAATTAACCAACTTAGCTTCTGTGGAGACTTTGGCGATCCTATTCTAAATAATAATCTAATTAAAATGTGCGAGTATGTAAAAGAACATGCTCCTAATATTGAAGTTCTAATACATACCAACGGAAGTGCAAGAACTTCTTCGTGGTGGAAACTATTAGCACAGTCGCTGCCAACTAATCACAGAGTAATTTTTGCTTTAGACGGGCTAGAAGATACTCACCACATTTATCGTATCGGCACGTCGTTTAATAAAATTATCGATAATGCCTATGCCTTTATTCAAGCAGGCGGAATTGCCGAATGGGTTTTTATTAAATTCAAACATAACGAACATCAGGTTAGCGAAGCAGAAAAAGTATCAGCTGAAATTGGTTTCAAACGTTTTACAGTAAAAAATAGTAAACGATTCAGTAGACCTTTTCCTGTGGTAGACGCCGATGGTAAATTTTTATATAACATAGAGCAAACTACAGATAGCGTAGTTAAGTTTGTTAGCAAGAATGATGTTGCTGGGCATCGAGATTGGCCGAGAGCTGACGAGATACATTGTCAATCACAAAATGACAAAGAGCTATATATCGATGCTCACTACTTATTGAGCCCGTGTTGTATGATTGGCGCATTTATGTACACCAGTTATGATTCTAAATTATTGAAACAGTATAATTTATATGAAGAAGATTCCATTGTAGATGAAGGCGCAAAAGTTCAAGAACAGGTATTATCGTTTCCAAAATTTAATGTGTTAACTACAGGGTTAAAAAATATTGTTGATACTGAACAATGGCAAACTATGTGGCAGAAAAAATGGAATGAACGATCCAGTTCGACTTGTATAATAATGTGCGGGCCATACAGTCCTTACATAAGTATCAATGAGCAAAAAATTAAAATTGTAGAAACTAATGTTTAAATTTAACGAAATAAAACAAGTACATTTGGAAATATCCAATAACTGCCAGGCAAGTTGCCCTATGTGCAGTAGAAATATTGATAGCGGTAAAGAAAACCCGTTGATTAAAATTAACGAATGGTCCTTTGAAGATTTTAAAACTATCATGTATCCAGAATTTTTGAAACAACTACATAGTTTCTATTTCTGCGGAACCTTTGGTGATCCAATGCTTAACAATGATTTGATCAAGATGTGCGCATATGCAAAGGTCACTGCTCCAACGGTTCACGTGGCCGTACATACCAATGGTGGTGCTCGCACAACTGACTGGTGGGAACGATTAGCTCAAGCACTACCATCCGATCATATAGTTGTGTTTGCCTTAGATGGCTTAGAGGACACACATCATTTATATCGAGTAGGTACCAAATTTGAAACGGTTCTAAAAAATGCACAGGCATTTATAGCTGCTGGCGGAAATGCAGAATGGTGTTTTATACGATTCAAACATAATGAACATCAAGTTGAAGATGCAAGACGTATGGCAGACGAATTAGGTTTTGCAAGATTTACTTTAAAAAACAGCAGTAGATTTATCATAGAACCGAGGCAGGCTGTTGTAGACCGAGCTGGTAATTTAACACATTACGTCGAGCCAGCATCTGATACTCCTTTAAAATTTATTGATAGAAAAGTTATTCAGGCTTACAAGGAAATTCTTGCCGATTCAACGATTCATTGTAAAGCACAACACGAAAACGAAGTATACATTGATGCATATAAAGATTTTTATCCTTGTTGCTGGATGGCAAATATACCCTATACTGTTATCAGCGATGACGAAGCTGCCGGTGTGCGTAACGAAATGAAACGTCAACATGACGATATGAGTTTAAGATTAGGTACGGTTAATCTAATAGAGCGTCCGTTACAAGATATAATTGATTCAGAAGCATTTCAAACCATGTGGGACGACTATTGGTATAAAGAAAAAATGATTGTCTGCGCAAGAAGCTGCGGTGTGGGTCCTACAAACACCTTTGCTAAATTTAAGGATCAGGAAGTTAAATGAAAGTATTTTGGCTACAGCCCGAAGATACTCGCATTGGTGCAGGCCAGCGATTAATTGAAAAACTCACTGGTAGCTATAGCTTCTGTGCCCTTCCTTGGATTCATATGGCTACTCGCCCCAATGGTGATGCTAGATTGTGTTGTGTTACTAATGCTAGTGGAGCTCATACTGGCGATCATACTGTAGGATTAGTTAAAAAAGAAAACGGAGAGCCTGCAAACTTTGGCAAAGATACACCCCTAAGCGCATTCAACAATGAATATATGCGTGATGTACGTAAGACAATGCTAGAAGGTAAGATACCAGCTAGTTGCAGTAAATGTTTTGAAGAAGAAAGCAACGGTATTGTAAGCAAACGTCTGTGGGAAATGTATGAATGGAATCGCGATGGGTTAGATGTTGCGCAACTAATTGCCGATACCACAGAAGATGGTGTAGTTCCTCCGGTCATACGTTACTTAGATCTAAGGCTTGGTCATACTTGCAATTTGAAATGTGTTATGTGTAGCCCCCACGACAGTAGTCGTTGGATACAAGATCATGCTAAAGTAGTTAACATGACTTCTAGTCCTATTGTACTAAAACAAATTGACTGGAAAGCAGCAGAATTTAATAATACTTGGTACGAGAAACCAGAATTTTGGGACGATGTATTTGATCAGATTCCTAATATAACACAGTTATACTTTGCCGGCGGCGAGCCTTTGATGATTAAAGAGCATCGTAGATTCTTAGATGAAATTATTAAACGTGGTTACGCTAAACAAATTAGTTTACGTTATAATTCAAATGGAATTTTTATCAATCAAGAAATTATTGATATTTGGGCACAGTTTAAACAGGTGAGATTTGCATTTAGTATTGATGCAGTCCACTTACGCAACGGCTATATTAGATTTCCAACTGACTGGCAAGACATCCTAGCTAGTTTACGGCTAATGGACAATGCTCCTGACAATGTACATTGTGCTATTGCTTGTGCAGTACAAGTTCTAAACGTCAAACATATTGTTGATTTTGCTAAATGGAAGTTAGCACAAAACTTTAAAAAGATTAATAAGTTTAAATTAGATGATTATGAAACCGGTGGCGGCATTATTAACCTACACCTATTATACATTCCTACTTTCCTAAGTGCTAGGATACTGCCGCAAAAAGATAAAGACGAAATACGTCAACAGTTTTTAGAATTTAAACAATGGTTGTGGGATAATTACACACAAGATGATAACTTCTGGCATCACAATCCCTACGGATGGAAGCGTTGGGAAGGTATTTTAAAATTTATTGATGCAGAAGACCACAGTCATATGCTACCCGACTTTAAAGAATACATTGAAAATTTAGATAAGATTCGAAATTTAAACGCTAAAAAAATATTTCCAGAATTAGCACACATACTATGAAAAAAATTCCTATTAAGATTATATCAACTCAAGAGCCGGATGTTCTTCATGTAAGATTTATTCCTACAGATATCTGTAATTTCAATTGCTCTTATTGTTTTCCGGGTTCTGGAAATGTTAACAAGTTTCGATATCCAAAAAATATTGATACTGTTATTAAAAACTTCCGTATACTATTTGATGCATACACTAAAAATTTAAATAAAACAAAATTTAACCTAATGCTTACAGGTGGCGGCGAGCCAACTATCTGGCCTCACATTGAACAGTTCTGTAAAGAAATAAAAGAACAGCACGATGTTCGCATTACTGTTATTACCAACGGATCAAGAACGCTTAATTGGTGGAATGAAAACTCTGCTTACTTTGATGCAGTAACATTAAGTGGACATAACGAATTTACAGACATCGATCATTATGTTGCAGTTGCTGATCAATTGCACGGTAACGGTGTTAAGGTAAACGGTCTTATGTTAATGGATGCACAGAACTGGGATAAGTGTATTTCATATGTTGAAAAAATGAAACAGAGTAAGTATCCATGGTATATTCAAACTAAAGAAGTTGTTGACTCACCTGGACGGGGAATGGATGTCTATAATGAAGAACAACTTGCCTATGTCAATGCTAGTCTTAAGCGTGTTCCTGATTCTGATTGGATTATTAGGAACTTTGGTGATATTAGAACACACGAAAGTGTTGTAATGTTTGATGATGAATCTGCCTATCCTGCTAGAGCACATTCTATTATAGTTAATAGATGGAATAAATTTAAAGGATGGAAGTGCAACGTTGCTTTAGAAACACTTCTAATAAATCCAGACGGGTCAGCAACAGGGTCGTGTCAAGAATCTGTGTTTGGTGATAACGTACCTAATGTATTTTCAGAAACGTTTGAGCAAGACTTTGCTCCAATAATCGATTTTAAATCTATTATATGCCCAAGAGAAACATGTTCCTGTCAACCAGAAACTCATGTTACTAAATCTTTAGTTTAGTTAAAGGGATGTCTGCAGAGCATGTACAGAAATCTCGAGTACATACAATGGGTTCTTTAGGGATGTCAAACGTACCGTTGTAGATATTGCCCAAGCTACCCCCTACTCGGCAGGTAGCACGATGCACCTCACCATCCCAATTAATCATTAGGCTTTCGAGTCCAGCATTGCAATGCCATCCTTTGAATTGATTTTTATGAAGTTTGATTACATCGTTACTGTGCATAACTTCGCTATCATCAATACGACAGTTTGGCTT